GCACATTCAATAGGCAATGATGGTAATAGTGATTTAAAGCCTGACTGGGTTTGGATTAAAAAAAGAAGTGCTTCAGGCAACCATTCTGTATTTGATTCAACAAGAGGTGTATATGAAGAACTGGTAACGAATGGTACAAATGCAGAAGCATCAGATGTACAGCTTTTAACACAGTTTGATACTGATGGTTTTACAGTAGGAACAAATAGTGGTGTTAATGGTTCGGGTGCTACATTTGTCGGATGGCAATGGAAAGCCAATGGTGGTACGACTTCAAGCAATACGGATGGTGCTACGACCTCTACAGTTCAAGCCAATACTGATGCAGGATTTAGCATAGTTACTTGGACTGGTACAGGTTCAGCAACAACTTTAGGACATGGTTTGGGTGTAGCACCTGCTGTTTTAATAGTAAAAAATAGAAGTACAGCAGTTGACTGGGCTGTTTATCACAAAGACCTAACAGATGCAGGGTATGTACTACAATTAAATACAGCAGATGGTGAAGTTGATAGTGGAACAAACAGGTGGAATCATACTGACCCAACCTCAAGCGTATTTTCTGTAGGTTCAGGACAGCAAACTAATCAAAGCTCAAATAACATGGTTTGTTACGCCTTCGCAGAAAAACAAGGCTACAGCAAGTTTGGCAGTTATACTGGTAATGGAACCGCAAACGATGGACCTTTCGTGTATCTAGGATTTAAACCTGCTTTTGTGATTATTAAATCACTTGCTGCTACAGGTGCACACTATTTATGGGATACAAAGCGAAATACTTTTAATGGAGCAGATGATACTGTAAATGCAGCAGAAGCTGATGCAGAAACATCTAATGGAATTATGACAGTAGATATATTAAGTAATGGCTTTAAAATAAAGAATACAGGAGCAAACAATGGAACAAACCAATCAGGTACAAAATATGTGTATTACGCATGGGCAGAAAATCCATTCGTAACATCAACAGGAATTCCAACAACAGCGAGGTAAATTATGTGGGCATTAGTAGAATCAGGAAGTGTTAGCAAAGTCTATACACGACCAAAATCAATAACATTAGGAGATATTCAATATCCTAGTAACATCTTTATGCTTTGGACTAGCTCTGAGCTAGAAGCCATAGGCATTTATGAAGTGGTTATAGACAACACCAATTATAAAGACCCTGCATATTATATTAATACGAATCAATCTTTTGCATTTGGGAGCGGCAAAGTTACAGCCACCTATGGTACAGCAACAGCTAGACCTTTAGATAATGTTTTATGGCAAGATGGTGACTCAGATATGCCTGAAGGAACTTCAGTAGGTGATGTAAAACAATCTGGAGTAAGACCACCTAAGTTAGCTATTGTAGACCAACAAGCTTATGGCTTACTCCAGCCTAATGACTGGATGGTAGTTAGAAATGCAGAAAGCTCTAAAGCCATACCTTCAGATTGGTTAGATTACAGAGTAGCAGTAAGGACAGCGGCAACTGACATGAAAACAAAAATAAATGCAGTTGCAAATGTAGATGCTTTGGCTGCATTATATGTGTATAACGATGCCACACCACCAGTAAGACCACTTGGTGAGTTTCCAACAGAACCAACTTCATGATTTATGAAATAATTAATTTAAGTGTAGGTGTGTTTATATTTTCAGGCACACTTGTTTTATTGATCGGTAATAGTGATAACCACTCTTTATAGGAGAAAATTATGTTAGATATGATATTAAAAATAATTCAAATAGCCCCTTGGGTTATTTCAGGAGCGTCTTTAGTTTGTGCTTTAACACCAACACCAAAAGATGACCAAATGCTTGGCAAAGTTTATAAATTAATTGATTGGTGTGCAATTAATGTAGGTAAAGCAAAAGAAAAATAACTCATGACTACTGCAAAAGAAGCGTTGATTAAACTAGAGTCGCATGAAAAACAATGTGCAATAAGATATGAACATATCGAAAAACGTCTAGAAGAAGGTTCTGCTAAATTTAAAAGACTTGAACTTATTCTTTGGGGTTTATATGGTTTAACAGCTGCTTCTTTAGGCGTTGATAAATTATTGTAGGAGAGTTAGATGCCTTTACAAAAGTTCCTTTTTAAACCTGGAATCAACAAAGAAGGAACAGCTTATTCAAACGAAGGCGGTTGGTTCGATTCTAATTTAATTCGTTTTAGAAAAGGTCTTCCTGAAAAAATAGGGGGATGGGCTAAAAGTGTTGCTAATTCATTTTTAGGAACGGGTAGAGCTTTACACGCATGGGTTGCTTTAGATGGAACAAAATATTTAGGATTAGGTACTAATTTAAAATATTATATTTTAGAAGGAGCAAGTTTTAATGATATAACTCCTATAAGATCAACAGACGAAAATGTTACAACGTTTGCAGCTACTAACGGTAGTGCTGTTATAACAGCAACAGATACAGCTCATGGTGCTGTTATGAATGATTTTGTAACTATTTCTAATGCTGTATCTTTAGGTGGTAATATTACCGCAGCAGTTTTAAATCAAGAACATCAAATAACTTCTATACCCTCACCGAACACTTATACGTTTACTGCTTCTGCTACAGCAAATGCTAGTGATTCAGGCAATGGCGGCAGTGCAACTGATGCTGCATATCAAATAAACACAGGAATTAATACGTATGTACCTTCTACAGGTTTTGGAGCAGGTACTTGGTCAGCAGGTACTTGGGGTTCAATAACATCGATTAGTTTTATAAACCAGTTACGGTTATGGTCGCATGATAATTTTGGTGAAGATTTAATTATAAACCCTCGAGGAGGAGGTGTGTTTTATTGGGATGAATCTAACGGGCTTACTACGAGAGCTGTTGCTCTTTCAAGTTTATCAGGAGCTAATCTTCCTCCTACGTTAGCTTTACAAGTTTTAGTATCTGATATCGATCGACACGTAATTTGTTTTGGTGCGGATCCTTTAAATGCTTCTGGTACAGCAAGAACAGGTTCTATTGATCCAATGCTTATTGCTTTTTCTGATCAAGAAAATGCAGCACAATGGGAACCTTTAGCTACAAACACTGCGGGTTCTCTTAGACTTTCTGCGGGGTCTTCTATTGTAGGAGCTTTAAGATCTAAACAAGAAATATTAGTTTGGACGGATATTGCTTTATATTCTATGTCTTTTATAGGACAGCCTTTTACATTTGGATTAAATTTAGTAAATGAAGGAGTAGGTTTAATAAGCCCTAACGGTATGGTAAATACTCCTAAAGGTATTTTTTGGATGGATAAAAAAGGTTTTTATGCTTATAATGGAGCTGTTCAAGAAATACCATGTACCGTCCAAAATTATGTTTTTAGCGATTTAAACGAAACACAAAGTTATCAAGCGTTTAGTTTTGTTAATAAGGCTTTTGATGAAGTAGGTTGGTTTTATTGTAGCGGTAGTTCTAACGTTATTGACCGATACGTAGTTTATAACTACGAAGAAAATCTTTGGACTATTGGATCTTTATCTAGAACTGCTTGGTTAGACGAAGGTGTTTTTGATAATCCTAAAGCTGTTTTATCTTCTTCTGATATTGGTTATGTTTATAACCATGAGGTAGGTAATGATAATGATGGTTTACCTATGACTGATGTATTTATCGAATCTAGTGATTTTGATATTGATCCAGGAGGAGAAGACTTTCAATTCATTAATAGAATTATTCCAGATATTAAATTTACAGGAACAGCAGCAACAGGTTCTGACGGACAAGCGGTTAACCTTGTTTTAAAACGTAGAAATTTTCCAGGAGAGGATCTAACAACAGCGGTAACAAGTACTTGTACATCTAATACAACAAAAATAGACACTAGAGTAAGAGGCAGACAAGCAGTGCTTCGTATTGAATCTAATGACGATGGTGTTGGTTTTAGAGTTGGAGCAATGCGATTAGATTTTAGACCTGACGGTAGAAGATAATGGGTAAATTATTAGAAACTAAATTACCGATTTCTATTGGTGAAGTTTCTTCTGAAACATTTAATCGTTTAGTAAGAGTATTAGAATTAAGTTTAAATAAAGTCGATGTAAATTCCACACTTACAGTAAACGAAACTCAACGTAATGAAAATAAATTTAATAGTGGCGATATTATATGGAATTTAACTAGTAATCAGTTACAGTTATGGACAGGCGAAAAATGGGTAAATTTATATTCAGGAAACGAAACACATTTCCAAGCGTCTGCAGAATTAGGAAATGTAACAGTTACGCTTGGTGGCGTCGTTACAATACAACTTTGAGTAAATTAAATATGGATATTAATAAATTAAGAGAAGAATTAGAGTTTGATGAAGGCTGTGTATATGAAATTTACAATGATCATTTGGGTTATCCTACTTTTGGTATTGGTCACCTTGTGCTTGAAAACGATCCCGAACATGGAAAACCAGTTGGAACCCCAGTATCAAAGGAACGAGTTATCGAATGTTTTGAAAAAGATATAGAGTCTGTATTTGCTGATTTAGAAAGAAATATGCCTTGGGCGTCTGATCAGCCTGAAGATATAAAACGTGTATTAGCTAATATGTGTTTTAATTTAGGCATTACACGATTATTAAAATTTAAAAAGTTTTTAGGAGCTTTAGAATCGAAAGATTATAAAACAGCTTCTGAGGAAATGATGGACAGTAGATGGGCTACGCAAGTAGGTCCTAGAGCTGACCGATTAAAACAACGAGTATTAAACGGAGACTAATATGAAAAAAGCAAAAGGTTATAAACGCGGAGGAGCTATTAAATCTTCTAAATATAAGAAGAAAGGCGGCTCTAAAAAACGTATGATGAAAAGCTCTAAAAAGAGAAGTAGCAAGAAGAAGTAAGTGCCTTCTCTAATAAGTAACATCCCACATTTCAAATGTTGGGTGCGAAGGGAGTTCACCGCGAATCATACAAAATATCATGGAGAGTTTCTTCATGCAATAGCTTTTGCTGTTAATACAATACCCGATAGGTCTTTATCGTTTCAAGTAGTTTTTACAGGCTGTGAAACTGAATATGAAGATTGGGATGAAGGTAATATTCACGGTGGAGCTATGTGGGCTAGAATGCCCATACAAGGTTTAATTGCCGATATACCTGTTGAAGAATGGGCGGTTCCTATGGAAGATCATATAGCTCAACCATGGGATTGTGAAGCGAGAGATCATTCTGTAATAGTTATGGATAGAGTAAGTTCTAGTCCGTGGCTTTGCAAAATCGATGGAAAGTTTTATACTGGTAAATATATGTTCACTGTGGACTATACAGGAAACGCCATCGCGGATTGTCCTGCACAACACAAACAATCTCATGTATTATATATTACAGAAGATTGCAAATGGAAAGGTAACTTAGTTGCTTTACCTAACAACAGGGTAAGAGCTACAAGTCCTGCTTTATGGGTGACAGGTGAAGGAGCCCCTGATTTTATTCCTTCCCAACATCTTCATTCAGCGGAAGGACATGAAAGCTATTTAGACCCTGCAATAACTTTTAATAATTTATACGAGGATTAGTATGGCTAACAGAAAAAAGACTCATAAGACTAAAGACGGTCGAACAGCTAAAAAAGGTTTATATTATAATATAAACAAAAAGCGTAAAGAAGGTAGAAAGATGCGAAAGAAAGGAGCTAAAGGTGCTCCGACTGCAGCAGCCTTTAAACGTTCTGCTAAGACCGCTAAGAAGCCTAAAAAGAAAAAGTAATGGCTAAGCCGAAGAAACGCACAGAAAAGTCTATACGACGCACTACGAAGGGTAAGGGAGCTAATTTCCGATCTACTAAGTCTGGTGCGGGTATGACTAAAAAAGGCGTAGCGGCTTATCGACGTAAAAATCCTGGATCAAAATTAAAAACAGCGGTTACAGGTAAAGTTAAAAAAGGTAGTAAAGCAGCAAAAAGACGTAAATCATTCTGTGCTAGATCGAAAGGTTGGAAAGGTGAACGAGGCAAAGCGGCTAGAAGAAGGTGGAAATGTTAAATGTATGAATATAATTGCACAGTTACTAGGGTGGTTGATGGCGACACTATTGACGTTATCCTTGATCTTGGGTTTTCTATTCTTCACAAGTGTCGTGTACGTCTTTATGGGATTGATACGCCTGAATCAAGAACCAGAGATAAAGACGAAAAAGCCAGAGGTAAACTTGCGGCTAAATTCTTAGAAGATTCAATTAATAACGGTGACGTAGTTGTTTTACAATCTAAACTTAAAGACTCTAAAGGTAAATATGGACGGGTTTTAGGAGCTGTTATTGTAGACGGTGTGGATATTAACGAAGAAATGATTACTAAATTTTTTGCTGTTAAATATTTTGGTCAAAGCAAAACAGATATTGAAGCAGAGCATTTAGAAAACAGATCAAAATTAATAGAGTTAGGACAGTTTGATCCTACTACAATAGGTAAATAATATGAACGACGGACAAGGCAGGTTTGGCGGAGATATGGATCGTAATGAAGTTGAGATGGATCTCAACAAATTTATGGCGATGATACAAGAAATATCCGATCTTAAAGATAAAATAAGAGATTTAGAAGCTGACGATAAAATAAACCCACACCAAAAATGGATTCATTTAGCTAAAGCGGTAGACTCATGGCGTATTTTTCCTAGAGCTTTTTTAACTGTTTATATTGTTTTATTGTATAAATGTACTATTTGGTTTATGGAACTACCAGAACCTAGTTTTGAACAATCAGGTCTTATATCGATTGTTGTTGGTGCAGGTGCTGCTTGGTTTGGTTTATACGCAGGTACAACAGGGAGTAGTAAACAGTTTAAGGGTGAAGATTAGTGAGTAAAAAAGAAGAACAACAACACGACAAGATCCTTTCATGGGCGGGTATTCTGTTTTTAATAACAGTTGTAATTGGTTTATCTATAAACGTAAACGCTCAATCTAGCCAACAATCAGGCACAGCTTGTGTCAATGGCTCACAGTATTGTGAAAATAATAGTTTAGATACAGTCAATACAACGACGACGACTAATACCAATACTAACACCAACACAAACACTAATACAAATTCCAACACGAATAACAACACCAACGTCAACACTAATACAACAAATACGACTGCATCAAATACCAACGTAAATACGAACACGAACAATAACACCAACAATAACGTAAACACTTCAACAGCAACTTCGACATCGAATAATACCAATACAAACAATAACGTTAATACTTCGACTTCTAATTCAACGGTTAATTCAACAGTGAATCAAAACGTTAATAATACAAATAATTCAACGTCGACATCAAATAATACGAACACTAACACTAACGTAAATCAATCGACTTCGGATTCGAACGTTACAACAGATAATCGAAACGTAAACGAA